AAGCAGCTATCCCCCTGTTGTTTCAGTTTAAAAATAGTACAGGATTCACACAGAATGATACATACTAGATATGGTATGACTATATATGGTGTAGTTTTGTACACATACAAGATATAGAATAGGGCAATAATGCAGGGATAAATCAAGGCAGGGGTTCAATCCGACCTCCCCCTTTCAAACTGTTGTAGCCTCTAAAGATATGCTGTTAAAGGGGTACTATATATTGTGGTACTAGATGTAGTAGGGTACTTAATTAAAGGTATATATTAGTATAGGGTACTTTACAAGTAAGTGATTAACAGTAACTAAACAAGAGGAATACAGCTAACCCTGTGCCACTCCCAACCCAACCGAGTGCTTCTGTTTAGTAGCTTATTATCATATGTGGAGTAATAGCCTTTAACGCTAGTTATGATGGTCCTGCTAATCCACTTTGATTTGAATGTTTAATCAAGAATCCTTTTCTAAAAGCAGGAAGGACTCCTTACTTGATTTCTACTATAGCATAACTTTTATTTTTAGTGGTAATATTTTATTAGGGAGTGTTGATTAGTAAGAGTTTCCTCCTTTCGCTTACGCCCTATCTCGGCACTCCCTACCTTTTATTACACATAATGTTTCACTATGGTATTATTTATCTATATAAAGAAAAACAAAATGAAACATTTGTGATTTCATTTTGCCTCCTTTCTTTGTTTATGCTAGTACGTACGTATGAGTCAAGCCCTCTAGCAATAGAGGGTAAGGCTTCTTAAAGAAAAAATTTTTTTTACACCCCATAAGAATTTAATGATTATACTATAGAGGTACAATATAATAACAGTACTGGACATACTGTACATTTGCAGAACCTCACGCAAGTGAGGTTTTGTGTTATGGTGAGAATATGAACAAGAAAATAGTGAACTGTGGTTCTTGCAATAATCCTCTTAAGTTTTTCCGAACGTTTAAAAAATGTGTTAATGTAGGTTGTGTAGATTACAACAAACATCTGAGGAGATATGATGCCAATAAGCAAAAAAGGAATGAAGAAGAAATATAGTTCCAAGCGTAAAAAATCTAAAAAATAGTGTCAAAGAAATTATGTTACGCAGCAGGGTGCCATAGACCACTACCTCCAAAAGCTAGGAAGTTCTGTAGTGTCCGTTGTAGAAATAGAATCAGTCAACAGATTAAAAGAGCAAAACAAAAAGGTGTTGAGTGGTCTCAAGAAGAAGATACCTTAAGCATACCTAGTCAGAAAAAAACAGTACAGACAAGACGAGGCAAGGTCTATGAGGACTTAAAAGAATCAGGATTAGCTAAAGAGATACTAGAAAAGAAACTAACTATGTCTGAAGCTGCAAAAGTATTAGAGACATCAGTTGCCTCTGTGTCCATGGGTTACAATGCCTATGTAGAAGATTTAGAAAACGAAGAAGAGAAGAAGGACTGGGAAGTACCACAGGTTGCTGAAAAAACACTAGAAGACTTTAAAGATTTTAGAGAGAGATATTTTCAAACTGAACAAGGTGTACCTTATGAGACACCAGACTTCCATATCAAATGGATTAAATCAATTTTAGAATCTATAGATGCAGGTGAGCAACAAATGATTCTATCACCACCACGACATGGTAAAACAGATTTGCTTATCCACTTTGTTGTATGGCTTATCTGTAAGAACCCTAACATGAGAATTTTATGGGTAGGTGGTAATGAAGACATAGCTAAGAACTCTGTTAGCTCTGTTATGGACCAACTAGAAAATAATGAATTATTAATAGAAGAGATATGTGGACCTGGACCAAAATTTAAACCACAGAACAGAAGTGGTAAGGCTTGGTCATCTACAGAATTTACTGTAGGTACAAGAACAGTTACTGGTATTAAGAGTCCTACAATGATTGGTATTGGTAGAGGTGGTAAGATTTTATCAAGAGACTGTGATGTAATTATTGCAGATGACATTGAAGACCACAGTTCTACTATGCAACCAGCATCAAGAGACAATACAAGAAACTGGTGGACTACTACACTATCAAGTCGTAAAGAGGAACATACAGCTATGATTGTTATTGGTTCAAGACAACACTATGACGATTTATATTCACACTTACTAGACAACGAATCTTGGAAAACAATCGTAGAAGAAGCACATGATACAGGATGTGTTAAAACAGATTGGAATGAAAAAGACCATGTAGATTGTATGTTATGGAGTTCAAAAAGAACATACAAATGGTTAATGGATAGAAAACGTGCTGCAGAAACTACAGGTGGTAGAGCTATTTATGAAATGGTTTATCTTAATGTAGCTATGCCAGATGGACTAGCTTTATTTGATAGAGTTGAAATAGAAGAGTGTAGAGACCAGAAGAGGGATATAGGGCAGATACCTAGAGGCACACGTCTTATTGCAGGACTTGACCCTGCCTCAACTGGTTATCAAGCAGCATTTCTTTGGGCTTATGACCAAGAAGCAAATAAATTACACATGGTAGATATGAACAACTCTTTAGGTGGTGGTATTCCACAAGCACTTCATATTATAAAAGAATGGTGGCAAAAATATAATTTATCTCATTGGGTAATAGAAGAAAATGGATTTCAAAAAGCAATTAGACAAGATACTTCTATTAGAGAGTTTGCATCAGGTCATGGAATATTTTTAGAAGGACATGAAACATATAAAAATAAATTTGACCCTATCTTTGGTGTAACAGCTATGAGACCTATGTTTCAAGAAAAAATAATTTCTTTGCCATATTTAGGATTTGAAGCCCAAGAAAAGGTAAACTTATATACAAGTCAGTTAGTATATTTCAGCTCTGCTAAAAATAAGAGTAAGACTGTAGGAACAAAAACCGACATAGTTATGGCTAGTTGGTTTCCTATGAGGTCAATTAGAAGAATGCAAAAAGAAAGATTTGCAGAACTAGGACATGATTATAGTCCTAGCTTTAGTGGGTATGAGACTACTAATATAGATATAGATACATGGAGATAAAGTGCCTTTAAGTAATGATGAAATATACGATAGAATAGATTACTTACGTACTGTTAATAATGAAGCTGTTATTGATAGAGCAAGAATAAGAGATATTATGAATGGTGGCGAAGCTGCTGTTCGTGCATTGTTAGGTAAATCTATTGACGTAGAATACCATGAGCTACCTGCACCTAACTTATTTTTAACTGCTTTAGAAAGACTTGCTCAAAAACTAGGAAGAACTCCAGATTTAAAAATAGATATTGTTAACGAAAAAGATTCTGAAAGAGCTAAAAGAAAATCTGAAAAGCTAGAACGTATTGTTATGGCTTATGATAAAACTCAAAAACTTACTAAACAGTTACCACAAGTAGGTAGATGGCTACCTGGTTATGGTTTTGTTGTTTGGGTTATTGGTCATAAAAAAGATAGAGATGGAAACCCATATCCTCATGCTGAACTAAGAGACCCTTTTAATTGTTATCCTGGTTATTTTGGTAACGACCAACAACCAGATGAACTTGCAATTATTAATAGAGTTCCACATAAAATATTGGCACAACAATATCCAAATGCTAAAAAATATATTTACGAACAAGATAAAGATGCACAGGTAGATGCTTACTCTGTTCTTATATCTTCTAATGATTACAAAGGTAGTTGGGCAAATTCAACAGGTCATGGAAAAGTTGTAGTTGAATATATGAATGAAGATGGAACATATGTTTATCTTCCAGAAAATAGAAAAATTATAGACTTTATGCCTAACCCTTTAAAATCAGGTCCTTGTTTTGTAGTTGCTAAGAGATATGCTTTTGACCAACTGCAAAGTCAGTTTCAACATATAACAGGACTAATGTCTAACATGGCAAAGATTAATATTCTTGGAACTATTGCTATGGAAGATGCTGTGTTTACAGAAACAAATATTGTTGGTGAAATAGAATCAGGTAAATATAGAAAAGGTAGATTTGCTGTAAACTATTTAGCTCCAGGTTCTTCTGTTAATAAACCTGTAAACAATCTCCCATATCAATTATTTCAACAAGTAGATAGATTAGAACGACACTTAAGACTTGGTGCTGCTTATCCTGTATCAGATGATGGACAATCTCCAAACGCATTTGTTACTGGTAGAGGATTAGAAGAACTAGGACAATCTGCATCACTTCATGTCAGAGAGTATCAAACTGTATTAGCAGATGCTATTGAAGAGTTAGATGCTAAAAGACTTGAATATGATGAATCAATGTATTCTGGAAAAAGAAAACCTATTGCAGGTTATCATAAAGGAACAGCTTACAAAGAAACGTATCAACCTTCGGCTGACATAAAAGAATTTTACACAACAAGACGTGTATATGGTGTTATGGCAGGGTTTGACGAGCCACAAAAAATAATAACAGGATTGCAACTTAAACAACAAGGAATTATTGATACACAAACTTTACAAGAAAATATGGATGGGTTAGATAACATAACTAAAATTCAACAAAGAATACATTCTGAAAAAGCAGAAACAGTTTTGTTTGAATCACTTATGGCTCAAGCTGCACAAGGAGAACCAAAAGCAACTATGGCAGCTATAGAAATAAGAAAGAATCCTTCACAGATGTCTGAAATATTAGATAAGTTTTTTACTCCTGAAGAACCAGAAATGTCTCCAGAAGAAATGGCTTTAGCAGGTCAGCCTGAACAAATGGCTGGTCTTCCTGGAGCTGAACCAGATATACAATCTGTATTAGCAGGTCTTGCAGGTGGAATACCTCCAGAAGGTCCACTACCTCCTCAAGGTCCAATGCCACCAGGAGGTCCTTTTGGGTGAGCAAGAATTAAAAAAACAATTTTACGATATTATAAACGCAGAAGATTGGGATTTTGATGCAAATTATACTCCAGAAATGGATGACATTAACTTTGGACAAGTTATTTCTTCAGCCTTATACCCTACACCTATACCAGGATTGTTTATAACTTTTATTGTTGATTTGAATATAGATGAAGGAGGATTTCGTGGTTAGAAAACCAAGTATATTAAAACAAGCTACTGATACTAAATTAGATGGTGCGTATGCAGACTTACAAGCAATACCAAATGACCCAGAGTTTGGTGGAGGTGTAAAGCAACAACAAATGATAGATGCTGTTCAATCTACAGGTGGTATGCCACCTGCTGCATTAGCTCAACCTGCTTTTAAACCACAAGATTTATTTGCTTTACCTACGGAAAGAGAAGCTGAATCTGGATTGGCTGACAGTAATCCAATGCAAGAAGTAGGACTTAATCCTGGTTCTGATACACAAATATTAATAGATATAATTAAAGAGGAATCTCCTACTGCCAGACTGAGGTTCTAATGTTTTTTTGGAACAAAGACTGGGAAACCAATCATTTTAAATATCTTCAATATGAAAAAACAAAAGACGCTAAAAAAGCATCTTTAGGTGGAGATGCTACAGAGTTAACAAATAAATATAATCATTTTAAAGATTTAAACCCTAATGAAATAGATGAAGTTATTGCACCTGCTGCAAACTTAAATATTACTAATAGACAATATTATGAAATTTATAGAAACACAAAGTCTGCTCCAATAACAACAAATAATAGTAAACCTGTAAAAGTTAATGATGAATTAAAAAAAGTTGGAATGACTGAAGGATTATATGATGCTGAATTTGTATCTAAATCATTTGATGAATATAACGAATCAGCTTTATTTGGAGGACGTGTATTAGTACAGACTCTTCTTTCTGGTTTAAATTATGTAGGTGAAGGTTTTAACAGGTGGTTTCAAAATAATATTTCAACACCTTTTTCTAGGCATCAAGAAGATGTAGTTAGAGAGTATGGTCCAAAAATAGGAATGACTCAAGAAGATATGTTTGAGTTTGAACAAAAGGGAGACAATGTTGACCAACAAGATATAAAGGCTTTTGGTTTAAGAGCAATTACTGCTTTTAAGGTTTTAAATGACCTTGGTGTTACAGGTCCATTACCAAGAGGTATAGCTAAAATAGCACCTGAATCTAATTTAGCAAAAT